AAAGGATTCAGTTAATTTTAGCCTTTGATAAATTTTCTCCGCCTTTAATGATTCTTCTATCATTTTTTGAATATCGTCCATGCTTTTCACTCCTTCACATTTTTAACAAACTCCGCACCCCAAATCCAACCCTGCCGCGCCTTTATCTTCCCCTGCCGCGCCAGGTCCAGCAGGAGAATAAAACATTCGTCGCTGTCCCTGTCCAGTTCGATAGCTATATCCACCAGACTTTTGCCATTGTTGTATGAGCTGATCACCTGCTGGACCTCCCAGGGATACCAGGAGAAGTCCATGTCTTCACAGTTGTATACTTTCATGAGTTGTTCTATGCAATCACCTTGTAATAAGTTCCAAGTCATTTAAACACCCTCACTTCTATCATCTTCCTTCCCCGCTCCAGTGCTTGCTTTTGCTATCCCTGCCATGATAAACATTGCGCACGGTATAGCGACCGAGTTTCCAATAGCCCGATATTTTTGCACGTCGCTCATCAAACTACACCTTCAATATCATCAAATACAACTGGAATTTTTACCTTCAATTCTTTCAGAAGCAAACCAGCAACTTCTTTCATTTGAGGATGTGCTGCTGGCGATGTCCTTAATTTTAAGAAATGTCGCCACTCTCTAATATTGGCAGTCATCATAAGTTCGGTTTTCAAACTGTTTGGCAGAACCGCCCTTGCTTCTTCTGGTATGCATCCCCAATCTAACATTTTGAAATACATTTGTTCAGCAACTAAACAAGCCCTTTCCCAAAGGTTATAACCTTCCGTTCCAGGAACTAAAAAGCAAGGTTCAATTACTGTTATTTCACTGCCAAAATCATCTTTGCTGTAATTACAATACCTGGTTGATTCCTGGGAATAAGATGCTATTCTATGACGAACTATTTCATGGGAAACACCCCTGTCACAAATGAATTTTATAGTGAAGCTGAAGTGTTCCAATACTGATTCATGACCTCTATTGATTATGTTTTGAATGAATTTATATGGTGAAGTATTATTCATTTTATGTTCTGACTTATAACAAATTCGCCCACATAATTCAAGTTTTCTGATTACATCTAGTCCATCAAACTCATCCATAATTTCAACACTTGGTTTAATAACTTTCATACTTTTAGCCTCCTTTCACGACGCAATCTCCTTGACCGCACTTACTCCGGATTTCTGGTATACGCGGAAAACCTTATCCGCATTGGCAATTATATCCTCCCGGGAAACCCGTTCGTCACTTATCATTATGATTTGCAATCCTAATTTGTGGCTAATTTCTTGAATGATTGCTAACGCTCGGCGGTTTGCTACTTCTCCTTTGAGCTGTGAAAATGGCTCATCTAATAGCAGTAAAGGCCGGATTTTCTTGTCGCGTCTCATTGACCAATAGGCTATCCTCAAAGCTAATGATGCTACATCTATTGTCCCGCCGCCCGCATTACCTAGCGGCGGGAATTCTAGGTCTCCTTTCATAAACAGTATTTCTGCTTCGGTTCTTCCACGTTTTTCTTGGAAGTTTACCTTCAATTTGTATGGATTGTCGAATACTGCTTCCATTGCTAAACTGACCTGTTCTGCAAGATGATATTCAAGTTGTTTCTGCGTCAGTAACCCAACCTGCTTCACTATCTCAAGCGCTCGCTCGTATCTTATGAGCGTTCGTTTATCATCCCGGATTTTCTCCTTCAGGTCATCTATGGTTTTCTGAAGCTGGTCACGTTGTCCTTTTAGGTATTCCAGCTTGTTTCGTAATTGCTTAATTTTTGAATTCATAAATGTCATTCCTTCTTAAAGAAATCGGGTATTTAACATTCAGTGTGGGTTTATCGTGGTATCGCCTCAACTAAAAATGAGCCCGTAGGTTCTTTACAATTACATATGTCACTTCATAATTATTTATTATGCCACAAAAATCGCCTTACCTTACCTGCAAACCATAATTGCTGTAAAAATGGTTTATTTAGATTATTAGCGCAAAAGTGATAATAGCATCCGTCACGTTTATCTAACCAATAAAAATGGGGAAATTTCAATCGAAATACCTCTAACCATGATCCACGTTTATATATCCTTATTTTTGTTGGGTTGGTAATGAATTGTTTCACTGATTCTAAAAAACAATTACTTTTCATAACAATCCCCCTCCCCTCCCTCCATTAGTTCCTCGATTTCACCAATTTGTTCTTCAATAGATTCCCTCATCTTTTCCAAATCCTTCTCCGTCTGATGTATCATTTCTTCTGCCTCTTCGAGACTATTCACCCCCAATTCCTTCAGTTGGTTAATGAGGCTTTTTAGCTCGCCTTGTAGCTCTAACCTTTTAGCTTTCTTCTCCTCCAATTCCTCCTTTATCTTTAGTAATTTTCTACCTAGCTTGTCCGCTCCATTGCTTTCCATATTATCCCCCTCACTTTCTTAGGTACATTGTTTTCCTCGAAGAATATTTCAAGATTCCGTCTGAAGGACAAGCCCATTTCAAAATCCTTATTCATACGCTCGATATATGCTTGAATCCGTTCATCTTTTTGAGCCTTTTCTTCGATGTGTTCTCGACTAATAACATTTTTCTCAATCGGAAAATCTACATCCCTTACAGTATTGTCGGTTGCATAGTAAAGATAACATCGTGGTTGGAAATCAGCTTGGTCAACTGTTATCCTCATTACGCTTCCCGGATTGATTAGTATACTCCCGTTCTTGATAACAACAAATCTTTGGTGATTATCTCCTGTGAGTATAAGGTCAAAATATTTCCCATGGCGTTCTAACAATTCATTGGCTGTACAATCGCTTTTACTCCAGGCTGGTCTTTTATCCCATACCAATGTATGTAACAGTAGGATTTTCCGCCTTCCCTTGGGAAAATCAATCTTGTTAGGTTCAAATTCGTCTAGTTTTCCAAATGGGACACCAACGATGAAAAGGTTGTTCCAGACAACAGGGTTCTCCCAATCGTTGATAACACATACTTTCCCAACTGAATCCATTAGGCCTAATGCAGACTTCGGATATTCGTCCAATGAGTGTCCCGGTAAGTCGTGCTGACCGGGTATACAAATGAACGGTTCAGACAAGTATTTGTAAGCGAATGAACACAGCCACGGGCTAGCCTTCCAATAGTCAAATACATCCCCAGCACATAAGATTGGACAATTGTTGTTTTCCTTCGATAATTTTTTCAAGAATTCTAATTTCCGTCTTTGAGCTTCTATGTAGTTGTCCGTCCTAGCAACCGGTGTTTTATCGGTCAAATGTAAATCGGATATTAGGATTGCATCAGCAACCCTAGCCCTCCTTGTCCTTTTCATAGATTCCATTTCTCCTCTGTTTTTATTTCTTTTTATACTCATTGTAACGCTCAATTGCGTACCGCCGAATTGGGTCAGGATTTACTCCGATATACCAACACAAGTCCTCAAACCATTCAGACCTAACAAACTTATATGCACTGCGTTTGTAGCCTTTCTTTTTCTTCTTCCGCTCTATTACTCCCTTACTGTCGTGGGGGCTTACTTCGATTTCGCTGTCGGGTACAGTCAAGTCTTTCATCATTAGCTGTAACATTGCGACAATAAGTCCTTTGTAACCAGACAAGCCGGAGGTCTTCCTGGGATAGAGCGTCGTTTGGTTTGTCTCGTTTTTCTCCATAAATAACCCCTCCCTTATCAGTTTACTTCCTGATTTTTGCCCCACACAAAGGGCATTCGTCGGGGCAAAGTTTTCTGAATTCCTTCTCCAGTTGGGATATTTCCCGTTCAATCCTCTGGATGGATTGGTTCAAGGCTGTAACACTTCCTATTAGGCGTTTTAGCTTGGCGAGGGCCTGTTGTTTTGTCTGATATTTTTGATATTCATCATAGGTTTTCTGAACCAACGTAAAGCAGTCATCAATGTATTGAGTTGATTTTAGGTATGCTTTCCGAATCTTGACCTTATGAGCAACTTGCTCTAGCTTGTCCAACCATTTCTTCTGTTCCTCATACTCTTTATATCTGCTCAAAATTTGTTCAAATTTCTGCGCTATTTGTTGAATATTTTTTGTTTTTTCTAGCTCGGAATGTATTCGTATTACCCCAGCGACTAACTGTGTCAATTTGGCCAGTTTTTGTTCATGTTTCTCCAGTTCTTTTTCTGCTTCTTCAACTCGCTCTAGCTTTTCCTCCAATTCTGGAAGGTTATCATACTGTTTGATTTGCTTCTCGTAATCTTTGAGCTTTCCTTCATTGAACTTTATATTGTTGGAAATCTTCTGGTATTCACTGCGTAGGTTTGATATGGTATAATCTATATCATCAATTGAAGCGGCTTTGTTCAACAACCTTGCGGCTTCTCCCGGAGAAACTGCAAGAAGGAAAGGAACATCCATCTGACTTTGAATATTCGCTTCGTCCATCCGTAAGATTTCACTTACTTGCTCAGGGACTTCCGAACCAAAAGCTGTTAGGGCTTTTCCGTTTACTATATACACATTTCTTGTCACTGTTTTGATTCTCTCAATCACGTCTCCTTCAGCGGTGTATATTGTAACTCTCGTATCCCCTCCCCAATCCGAACGGAAAGTATCACCCAACGGCCTGTTTGTAATAACCCAGTTAATTGCTCTAAATATAGCAGATTTTCCAGCGTCAGATTCTCCGATAACCACGTTTGTACCGGGGACAAACTCAAGCACTGTATTCTTGTGTGATTGGAAGTTTTCAATTTCTACCTTTATAATCATGTTTCAATCTTCCTTTTTAACCAATTCAAAATTTCTTGTCCCGAGATTTGAAATCCCTTTTCTGGTTGTTTTGCAATAAAGTCCCACTTGAACTCTTGATAGAAGGTATCCGCAACCTTAATTCCAGCGAAATCTGCTAAAATACTTCTTGCTAAATCCGCAGACCCGCTTCCTTCGTACCCCCATTCCATTCCGGCGGGACTATGGTAGACAATATGCTTGAGCGAACGAGTTCCTTTATCATCAGAGACTGTTATGGTATTTTCATCCTCCCCGTGAATTGCTGTGTAGACTTTCGCTGGATTGACTTTCTCAAGGTCTTCAGGCATTACAAATCCGTGAAATTTAGGAGGCAAAATTCCGGCGTTTTCCTCGTCTATTTTATTGTTTATCCTTTTGACTGTAACTCTTTTCTTACCCAGACAAACAGGGCCGACACCTATCTTAATTGAAATAGGGTCTTTCAGCGTTCTTCCGCATACTCGGCACTTAGCTAACACTTCCATCCCCTCACTCATTCAACTTCCAATCCTCTCGATTTCTCGTAGGTAAGGCTGAATAATTTCAAAAAACCGATTAGCGTCCATAACCACTACGGGCTCCATTCTGCTTTTCTTACAAATCAATAACCAATCGGTCCCTTGCTCTCGATTCTCCTTTGCTTGTTTTATCCAGCTCGGTAATGACCACAATTCTTGCCACTTACACTCTATGGAGAAGGGAAAGTGTCTTTTTGCCTCTCCCACCAGTCTTACATCCGTCCCGGACTGGCCCATTTCTCGGGAGGCTATCATTTCGTCCTTTCCCCAAGGAATTCCGAGGATTTGGGAAATCTTTTCGCAGACATACTGCTGTAACTTTCTTCCTTTCGCCTTTGCAGATGAAATTTTGATTTTCCTTTTCATAATTTCCTCATTCCCGTCAATTCAATATCTTTACTAGCACGTGTCTTCTCCCAAACCGAATCGCTTCTGCTTGAGTCTTTACTGCTATATCAATATGTCCTCTGCTTATGGCAGCTCCCCTGTCTTGAACAATTCTTTTCCCGATTCCTTTTATGTACCATTCTGTCCCAAATGGTAAATCCTTTCCCGCCGCGACTGTTACTCCCGGGACCACTGGTTCACCTGAGGCTGTAATTCTTGGGTCTCCTTCATAGCACATTCCTTCCTTCGCATTCGGGTCTAGTGAGGCATATGCAGTAGCCTCGTATACTGACCACTTGTTCAGTTCGTCCTCTATCTTATTTAGGCGTGTTTCGATTTCGTTTAACTTCACCTCTATCTTTTCGATTTCTTCCTGCAGTTTTTGTATAGTAAGGGAAATTTCCTGAACAGCATGCCCTAGGCGAACGAATTGGATGAAAGTTGTTAAGATGAGAAAGTATATCAAGAGGAATAACATGATGCGGCGTGCCGATATCTTCATCCGTGTTCCTCCTCTCCTACACGCTCATTTACCAAAAGACCTTTGGCTTTCTCTTTTCTTGGAATCCTTCCTCAATCTCGTTCCAAAGTTCAATGACAGCGTTTCTCAACTCCTGTTCAAGGTTTTCCTCTTCAACTATCTGAATTGAACGTTCCAACGACCTATCCAGCTTCAGATCCTTAATGGCGTAAACAGTGCTCCCCGTGTTTTGTTTCAAGAATCTCAAGTTGGCTCTGATGTCATCGATTCCATAGTCAAATAAGATATACACTTCAGCGGTTCGGTAGGGTCTCCAAACGGACGATTTGAACACTTCTATTTCGGTGCGAACACCTACAACCCTTTCATGTTCCTTACCCCGGATTTTCTTTTTCTCTTTTATCTTTTGTGGTGATCCAAAACGCAATCTCAGGCTGGAATAAAATCCTATTGCTTCACCCCCGGGACTTTTGTATTTCATTCCGTAAGGTCCGGCATCAAAGTTTTGCCTAATCTGATTGGAACAGACCATAAGAACGTTTCGTTGGGTAATTATACGACAGGTTTTCCGTAACTCCTCAGAAAATTCCTTAGCTCGTCTCATCCCCATTTTATCGCCTTCTTCCATTTCCATATCGGTAGATAAGGCTGCAAGGGAATCAGCGAATACTCCATAAATAGTTCCTTTTTCAGCTTCTGCTTCAGAAACCCAATCCCGAACACTTTGGAATACTTCAGGGACGGTATTAGGAATGGTATATTCGATTTCTCCGGTATCCAGTCCAAATATTCTGGCAAACTGTTTATTTAAGCGGGCTTCCGGGTCGTGGAACATAACTTTTCCGCCTAATCGTTGTAAATTAGCGGCTAATTGGCTTAACAATACAGTTTTTCCGGCTCCTGACGGTCCAAAAATCTCCACCAGAATTCCGAGAGGGATACCGCCCTCTCGGAATCTACCTCCGCTAATGGCAAGGTCTAATAAAGTGGAACCGGTTGAGACGGGAATATCTTTACCGTCGTATTCCGATTTTTGCTCCGGTTCTTTTGCTAACTTTTCTTCCACCTGTTCGCTTAATTTTTTCCTTTTCATTTACCCCCGCCCCCGTTTATTATTCTTCTTCGGACGCTTCCAGGCATTTTTCCCATACTTTACAACCGTCACAATCGTCATAGCCGTCATTGTCTACTCCGAATTCATGACCGTAGGGACATTTTTTCGCTTTAGCCGTAGCTTTCGGTTTTTGTCTTTTGGGTGGGGATTTTTTAGCTTTCTTTTTATCGTCTTCTTCTTCATCCTCATCCTCATCCTCGTCATTGTCCTCCGTGACGTCTTCATCCTCATCATCATCTATATCCTCATCATCTTCTCCGTCTTCATCTTCTTCCTCTTCCATATCATCATCTATATCCTCGTCTTCATCTACCTTCCTTTTCTTCTTCTTGACATCCTCATCATCATATTCTTCATCCTCATCCTCATCTGGGCTCATATTTCCGAAAAACATAACTTCAATGGTAGGATACGGGAGAATTTCCAATATATCATCCAAAGAAGGTATCTTCTCCAAAATTGACTCATCGTATGGTTTTTTCCTCTCAATGAAGTCAATCCTGGACACTTCTGCAAACTTGTTGGTTCCAAATAAACCTTCAGCGAATCGAATTCTGAGGGCGTAACCTTCTTCCAAGTCTGGGAAGGTTTCATACTCCTCGTTTTCTTGTATCTCTTCATTGAGCTTGTCTTGGAAAAGGAATTGGCTTATATCCCAAATGTGAGGTTCTTCGGAGTAGTTCTTATTGTTCTTGGGGATGACTACATAAAGATTTCTCATCGAGGGCTTCAAGGCTTTTACTGTATCATCGTCCCACTTGGCTCCATCTTTCAATAATTGAGCACGATATTCACAAATTGGACAAGGTTTTCCAACACTGCTGGGACAAACAACCGATTGATTGTCGGGTCCGACACCTCTATGTAACCAGTAGGGTCGTTTGTACCAAAGTTCGCCTTTGACGGCGATGCCATATTCCTCATCACGGTCAGGGTGATTGTCGCACGTTACGACGTATGGCATGATATCGAGTTCAACTCGGGTTTTCGGTTCCTCCTTAAACATATTTATACCTTTAGGAAGTCTCAAGTAACCGTATTGTGAACCCTGATTTTGCCTTTCGGCGTTTCGACTTACAGCGCCTTTAAACCTGCTTTTCTTCTTGTTCTTTTTCATTGTTTATGCCCTCCTTCTAATTTTCACGTTTTTGTTGCGTTCTTTTTGTTCTCTCCTTTTGATATGTTCATTCCACTTCAGTGACAAATCTCTCGGAGCGGAAGGGCCGGCGAAATAGCTCACACTCAACAGCTTGACTAGGTTTTCTAGGGCGGTCTTCTTTTGGTCAATAGCTCTTACTGCCGCCGCCGCCATATCGTTTTCATATCTGGCTTCGACATATTTCTTCGACGCTTCGTGATATTCCGGCTGAAGTAGGATAGTGCTGGCAATAGCTGATTCGGTAACCTTTGATAGTCCGTAGTTTTCCGGGTTAGCTCTGATGTCCATTTCGAGTTTGGCACGGATGAAGTCTAACCTCTCTTTTGCTTCGTCCATCGCTTTCTTTGTCTCGGCCTGATACCTTGCATATTTATACATTAGGTTCGCTTGTTGTAACCATTCCACGTCTAGTGCGGTTTCATCAATGCTTACATCCTGTTCATAGTTCAAATCCAAAGTAATCCCTCCTTTTTATCTTTTTCTTTTGCCGCTATTATCATATTTAAGATATTGGGGAGTGCTAGTGCGAGTTCGGAGGGTGGGAATTTTCCGAAAATCCCTGAATCCACCGCGGTTTTCTTTGTTTCTTCATCCTCTTCCTCGCAGACTAAATAGTATATAATCCCGTTGCCTTCCACTTCTCTCACAATATTCCCATCACCATCATAAAGCGTCAAGCGAACACGTTTATTTTCCATCGCTTCGTTTTCCCTCCCTCTGGTGCGTAGTTTTCCCTTCTGTCTTTATTATACAAACTACGACAAAATTATTTGCGTAAATTAGTGAATGTTTCGTTACTAGCACTTGGAATAACCACAGTTTGTGCAAACAAAACATCCTTCCGCGCGTTCCATGATAGCGCCGCATTCGCACAACAAGCTGGGATCAATGGGTTCTTCTGTTGAGCCTTGAGAACCCTTCAGCATATCCTTGATCTCAGCAATTTTATAGGCTATAGCTGAAGCGCATGACTTACCAGGAGAAAGTTTTCTCCCTTTACCTTTGACCAGCATATAAGAAGGACAGGAATGTGTACTTAACAACTGCTCAACTATTTCGTCCACAGCGATACCGCCGCGAATAGCCAGGCTGATCATCCGGGAAGTGGCTTCAGTATAGACCAGACATCCGCCGTCTGAGCCGGTAGTGATAAAGGTTTCAATAATTTCGCCATTATCCGGTTGATAATTGACTGTAAGGTATAGCTTGCCGCAACCGGTACTGAGCCGGTGGGTCATGCCATGGGTGCTGACCGGCCTGGGCAGTATTTCGCCCCGTTTTAAGGTGTATTCTTCCCGGGGCTTATCCTTAATTTCACCTTGTCCTATTGTGACGGTGCCTTCTTTACAGCCGTCGCGGAAGATGGTAATGCCTTTGAGCCCAAGCTCATAAGCCATTCTGTAGCACATATCAATATCTTCCGTGGTAGCCTGATTGGGCAGGTTAATAGTTTTGCTGACAGCATTATTCACATATTTCTGTACTTCGGCCTGCATCAGGATATGATCTTCCGGTGCAATATCCTGAGCTCCTTTGAACACGCGGGCGATCTCAGGCGGGATTCCCTCGACTCCCTGACAGGTACCTTTTAAGGCTACCTCTTCCAAAACACTGTTGGGAACGCCGGCTTTTTGACAGGCTTCCAAAAATAACGGGCTAAACACCTCAAAATCGCCGGCTACATTAGTAGCTTTTTTATAAGCTACGGCAAATATCGGTTCTACACCGTAACCTTCGCAGCCGGCCATTGTAGTTACCGAACCGGTAGGCGCAATAGTCACGCTGGTAGCATTTCTGATTTTCTCATCAGGGTAATAGATGCTGTTTTCCCATTCGGGAAAGCAACCTTTTTCCTCCGCCAGGGCCCGGGACGTCTCTCTGGTTGTTTGCTGGATAAGCTTAACT